CTATATTCCAGCTTAAGCAAACACTTGAGCAGGGCACCGGTATCCTCCAGTTTATCAACTGGAGCTTTGGCCTTGACAACATATCCCTTAACCAAAGGGATAAACAAGGAAGAGTGCACCTTCTGACACTCGAAAGTGCCAAGAGGTGAGACTCTGCCCAGCACAGGAGAAGTTGGCCCGACTTCTGGAAAATACTTAAGTATCTTCCTTAGTCGGTTATCCAACCACTCAACAGTCCCCTCAAAACACCATTTCAAAGAGAGATGGTTTCTAAGGGAAACCGTTGAGATTAACTCCGTCGCGTCTGCGATCGTGTAAGGAAGGACTTGCCGAACACGAGTTATAGAAACATCGTGTCCATTAAAGTACTCCTTACCACAGGACTCTCTGAACTTACCAGTCCAGAAAGACTTGTCCAGACCAACACGAGCTCCAAAAAGCTCGAGCGTCTGCACGATCGTAAGCACATGGTCTACTGGGACAATCAAATCATCCCCGTAGACACGCACCGAACCAATAAAGGATTTAATATCCTTTTTGGTTAGCGTCACGTTGAGCGATCTTTGAATCCCAAGGAAGACTAGAGTCAAAAAGACCATAGCCTCAACTGGGAAACAAAGAGCTGAACCCATAGACGCGTACTTGGAAAGTCGAATTACTCCGACTCCAGGCACTTCAGCCCGTCTAGATCTTGTGGCATCGAGGGCCTCATGCAAATGAGGCCACTGAGAGGTCATAAGCCTAACGAGCTGATTAGAAACACGATCGGATGCCTCACTAAGATCTAGTGTGGCAGTGTTCCCGGATAGGGAACCTTGACGGGCAAGATCCTGATTAGGGACTTGATCATCGAAGCCGATAAGCTCACTGAGGAGGTTATCCCTCTTATGAGCTACAAGAAATGATCGCAATATTGCTTGCTGTGTATATTGCATACACGCAGGCTCCATTGCGATTATTCTTGGTGTTTTTAACGTTTTAGGAACTGAGATAACTTTAACAGGAATCTCAGAACCGGGTTCGAGGATATCTACATTCTCCAACTCCTCAACATAATGAGGATTCGGTAGAAGGTAACTATCGATAGGAAAAATCCTATCCAGACGAGTGGTCCAAGTGGACAACCGATACTTTCCATTACTAGAAAGAGAATCGGCTGTAGCGCCCGGGCCATGCTTTGGTAGAAGATCACCAAAATGGACATCCCTGTCGATTTTGGAAAACAGACTTCTAAAAAGCAAGTTAGATACAGCACGAAACTCACAAAGGTCAAACTCTGTGAGAG